GATGCCGTGCTCCTCCATATACACCGGGTCTGTCGGGGCTTTGTAGGCGGCAATGTCCAGCCAGTGGTCCCGGTTGTACTCCTCAACCGCTGCCGCAAATTCCTCTTCGGCCATCCGGTAATACTCATCCGGCATACGGATATTCCACAGGATATAGGTGTCGCCTGCTCGGGGCACCAGCTTGCCGCCCGGCAGCTGGGTGCCGTCATCATAGGGCCAGATGGTAATCAGTTCAAATTCCCTCGCCGCACTGTCGTAGTTCACCTCAAAGTAGTGGTCATCGCTTTCTCCCAGTCCGGTCAGGTCGCCCGTCTGGAACGACACGCGTTTGGTTTCTCCGGCCAGCTCGTACAGGTTGGGGTCAAAGTTCAGTTCCCCGTCCCGGAAGTAATAGATGGTGAATTTGTTCCCTTCATCGTCCGTTACCTCCTCGCTGCGTACCGAACTGACCGTACCCACCCGGTGGGGATAAATGTCACTGAAGGCTTCCTGCTCGTAATGGTCATAGATGCCGTATTCATCCACGCCCTGCTCGATGTACTTCTTTCCGCCGGGGAGCATCAGACGCGGGCTGCCGTATTTCTCCGCATCGATGTTGCGGGTCGAGCCTACCGGGAACAGACGCGTATAGAATTTGGCCGTGTTGCTCGTATCTCTTTCCAGGGAGGTCAGCCCCTTGCCATAGCCAAGGGTGATTTCTTCCCCGTGTTCGCAGCGGCACACGTTCACAGTCTGCCCCTCAACCCACCATTCCACCTTGCCGCCTGCCTTTTCCGCGATGGCTTTCAGCGCTTCGTCGCAGTACATCCCCTCGTAGTCTATCGTGATCAGCTTCGTACCTTCCACCGTACCCGTCTTCCAGTCAGTAATGTGGCCCATGCCGTCATTGATAGCCTTCACCACCATCGCCACATGCTCGCGGGGCGTGGCCGTCAGGGTAAACAGGGGATTGGTGTCCCCGTCCGTCGTCTCCAGCACCAGGAACCGCTTGATCAGGCTCTCGATACCGTACAGCTTCAGGTTATACTCCCATTCACCCTCGCTCACCTGCTTCGGCGTGTAGCGTTCCGTCAGCCGGTACCGTTCGCCCTGATAGTCCGTGTAGTCGTTCACATCCAGGGGCACGAAGGCATAATAGCTGAACGACAGGGAAAGCACATTGTCTCCCTGCACTTCCTTGCTTTGCGTCGAGCTGTCGTTCACGGCCACATCCGCACGCTTGTTCCCGGCTTTGTCATATATCGTTAGAAGCATATTTGAGCGTCATTTAAATGGTTATATAATCGGGTTCGGTTCCCGGAACTTCACCTTGAACTTTCCGGCATGGACGCCTTCCGTCCACAGATAGGTCAGCGGGGTGAACTTCGTGCAGTCGGCATACTTCACACGCAGCTCCAGGTCCAGCTGGGGGAAACGGATGTCCAGCCAGCCGTCCTTCCCTTGCTTCAGGAAATTCACGAAGGCAAAGTACTGCTTCATCCATCCGGCTTTGGTCTTGTTATACAGGGCAAAGTGCAGCGTCACGTCACGCGCCTCATTCCGTGGGGTCAGCACGGCGCTGTATTTTTCCCCGTGCTCTTCCCGTATGTCCACGGCAGTATCCTTCTTGGCCTTGCTCGGGGTCAGAATGGCCGTCAGGTTCTCCATGCCCCCGCGCCGGTCTTCCACCAGGAACACGCCGTATTCCGTCCAGATGTCCGTGCCGTTCACCAGCACCAGTCCGCTCAGTATATTGCCCATATCACTTCACTTTTAGTCCGTCACGTATCATTTTCTTTATCACTTCCTTCAGTTCGCCCAGGTGTCCGGCGCTCACACCGGTGTTCTCGGCTATCCGGGCCAGATGCCCTTCAGCCGTGTCCATCTTCTCCACCACGCTTTCCAGCCGGTCGTCCATGCTGCTCCAGTGCTGCAGCCCGCTGGTGAACATGCCCTCCAGCTTCGTGCCCTGGTCCTGCGTCATGGCCGTAAAGCCGCCCGCTTTCGCACTTTGGCTCGTACCGCCCTGCTGCGTCTTGTCATAACCGGTGGCTGCCGCCAGGTTGTCACGCAGGGCAAGGGCTTCATCCATATACTGCATGTACTCTTCCATCAGCGCGTTCCGTTCCGCCTCGGTCAGTTCGTTGTCCTCCATGGCCTTGCCGAACTTCTCCCACCAGCCTTTCAGTTTGTCGCTGTACATCTCACCGATCTTGTTGCTCAGCATCGCCCGCATGAAGTACTCGGATATATCCTCCGCCGCATCCTTGGCACCGTACTTCATGTTCATCAGGTTGTCGATGAAGCTGCTGTACATCCCGTCGAATGAAATACCGGTCAGACCTTCATACAGCTGGTCGGTCAGTTCCTCCAGCTTGCCGGCCTGCGCTATGTAGTCATCCAGCTTCTCGGTCAGTCGCCCGCCATAGCCGCCCTTGCCGGTGTTCTGGATTTGCGTCCACATGTCCACATTCGAACGCAGTGCCTTCATCTCCTCCGGGCTCAGGCTCCACAGGTTCCCGTCCCACCGGCGGCCGATCTGTCCGCTCAGCTTGTCTATCTGTGCCTGGCTGAAACCGCCCCAGTAGTAGTTCCAACTGTGATGGCTCCCGTGGTATCCGGCTTGCGCCATCGCCATCTGCAGGTAGTTCGAATTCGTTTCCTGCTGCATCTTGTACGCGTCGCGGTAAGCCGCCACACTCTTCGTCCCCTGGCTCTGCTTGATGGTGTCGGTCAGATCCTCTATCGAGGTCTGCAGCAGCTCGTTCCGGTCTGTAAGACGGTCTATAGCCGCCTGCACTTCCTTGGCGTTCCCGCCGATGCCGAACAGTTTGTTGAAACCTCCGAAAGACACCGTGTTCAGCAATCCCCCAATACCTTTCACAAGGGAACCGCCTATCTGTTTGAACAGGTCTCCGCTGAGGATATTGTCGAGTATTCCGGTTATCGCATTGAAAATGGTGTCTATCAATGATGAGATAATCGGGCCAATACCGTCTTTCAGCAAATCCAGTATGGAGAGAATGGCCGATATGATCTGCCCGATGACTCCGGCACTTGACAGGGTTTCGGACATCTGACTGATGGCATCACCGACCTTGCCTCCGATATTCAGTTTTGAAAGACCGGTAAGCATGTTCTGGATTCCTTCAAATGATCCCTGCAAGGTTCCGCTCGCAAAGCCGTGCAACCCGTTGGATACCATGTTCAACCCGTCAACCGTGTCCTGGGAGGCACTTTTCACCTCCCCGGCAAGCGCCTTCATTTCAGAGGTGGCGTTCAGGTATTCTTCATCAGCTGAAGCGCTGGACGATTGGGCCATTTGAAGAGCGATTTTGGTACGTTCTATTTCTGCCTGGTTACCGCTTTCAAGAGCCTTGTTGTAATCGGTCTGCGCTGCTTTTAACCGGGCGAATGCCGCTTCCTGCTGCAGTCCCGCATTTTGCACGCGTGTTACGGCATCCCCCAAAGCGTGCATCTGCGTTTGCAGCCGGGCAAAATCCAATGTGCCGTTGCCACCGGGGAGCATGCTTTGAATACGTTCAATGGCATCGTAAACGACCTGCTGGTCTGCGGCTCCCGTTTTTTTGAACTCATCCGTCTTGACATACTGCTTAAGTTCGCCAAGCAGGTTCTTCATCTGGTCTGCAAGCAGACCGGTTAAATCCCCGAACGCTGCTCCCCAGTCTATCTTCTGGGTAAGGGATTCCATGTCCACTTTGTGCACAGCCGCATCACGCTGCTTTTCCAAAGTCAGTCTTTCGCCCTGGGACTCTGCCTTGCGGATTTTCTCGGCATATTCTTCAGCGATGGCCAGTTTCTGCTGCTGGAAGGTACCGTATTCCTTCAGATAGTCACGCATGGCTTCCGCCTCTTCCCTGTACACGTCCGCCTCCGCTTTTTTCCTTGACTCGGTGTTTGAGGCACGGGCTTTTTCAAGTTCATCCTGTTGCTCCCGGGTAAGTCCGTTATCTCCGGTAGAAAGACCGGCTTCCTTGTTCTCACGCTTCCAGTCGGCTTCCTGCCGGTTTATCTCTTCTTTCCGGGCGTTATAGTCATATTCGATTTGTGCCAGTTTCTTCTCGGTACCGGCTTGCATGCGGTCTATCTCTTCCTTCCGGTTTTCAGCCTGCAGGGCGGCAAGATCCTGCGCCAGCCTGCGCTCTGTGGCAAGCCGTTGCTTGGCTTCCGCTTCCGGATTCTTCCCGGACTGCTTGGGGTCGATATGCCCACCGATATTTCCTTTTTTGGCTGCTTCTGCGGCTTTCTTTACCTCTTCCTCCGCTTTTTTCAGATAACCGTCACGTTTGTTTTCGGCATTTTTCAACAGTATGTCATAAGCTTCCTGATCATGTTTCTTGATGGTAGCCTGTGCGTCATAGAACTGCCCGGATTCTGCCATGCTTGACTGTATGATATATTGTCCCCATTTCCCGAAAAAGCCCATGGCGCTTTCCGCCTCTTCCGGTTTCTGCGCCTTGATTTTATTCACCTCTTCATCGGCTTCTGCAGCTTTTTTTA